ACTCTAGAAAATATAGATTTAGCACGATTAAAGGGGTTTAAGATCTGGTTACCGGGGATTTGCCTGTGTGGGGTAGATCTGAGCAATGTTGACTTGTCCGAAGCTTGCCTAATCGGAGCTAATTTAACAAAAGCTGACTTAATCGGGGTCAACTTGTCCGGAGCCAATCTGTATAGAGCTGACTTATCAAAAACTAATCTAACAAGAGCCAACTTAACAAGAGCCAATCTGCGCGAAACCGACCTAACAGGAGCCAACTTGACCGAGGCCGACCTAACCGGAGCCGATCTAGGAGATTGGGAACGAGGACCGAATGGGATCGCCAGGAGGAAGTCAACATGTCAATAATAATCAACGAAAATGTACTGTTGTACAATGGGGCGGGTTTTGACTATCGGGAACGGTTTGTTGAAATGTTTCCGAGCGGGCTGGAATTGACAGTTGAAAATATAGCTCTGGCACGGTCAAAGGGGTTTAAGATCTGGTTGCCAGGCGCTTATCTGTATAATATGGATCTATCTGGAGCCGACCTGTGCGGAGCGTGCCTAAGCAAAGCTAATCTGTGCAAAGCCGACCTGTACGAAGTTGATCTGTCCGAAGCTAATCTGTGTGAAGCCTATCTATTCGGAGCCGACCTGTACGGAGCCAACCTATATAGAGCCAAACTGAGCAAAGCCGACTTAACAAAAGCCTATCTATGCGAAGCCGATCTAAGCAGAGCCAACCTGTGCGAAGCCAAACTGAGCAAAGTCAATCTGTACAGGGCTGACTTGTGTGAAGCTAACCTGTGCAAAGCCGACTTGTGCGGAGTTGATCTGTCCGAAGCTAATCTGTGTGAAGCCTATCTGTCTGGGGCTGATCTGACCGGAGTCAACCTAGGAGACTGGGAGCGAGGATCGGACGGGTTTGCCAGGAGAAAATCGTAAAAATTTATATTGAAAAGTTGAACGTGTTGATTCGAAAAATGGTTTAAGTTACTTTTTAAGAGGTTTATTATGCATGGGTATTTGAAAGCATTGGTTTGGGCAGGTATTATTAATCAGGCAGTGGTGATTTCAGTCGGTGATGCCTCTGATTTATTTTTGAGGCTTACAGGTTCAGGTTGGGTCTGTTTTCCATTCGGGGATTATGATTCCCTGACTCAATTAGATTTGGCATTATTTGTCAACGAAGAGGCACGAACTGTTCCGGAATTGATTTTAGAGGATTCAGTTTGTGATTTGGGACGTGTTTTGGGTAAGGGAGTTTCATCATGTTTGCAGTAGGTACCCTTGTTAAACTGCGAAAAAATGTAACGGGTGATGGTTGTTCTGGTGTGGTAAAAAGTCAGGTTTTGAATGGTCAATTGGGTTACATTCATACTCGGGGGATTTTGGTGCATTGGAATGATGGTGTAGAGTCGATGGAAGATCCTGTTTCACTACTTCAAATCTATTAGTGGCAGTTGAAAACGTGAGGTGTTGTTATGGATGCTACATTGATTCGTTATGGTGCGTTTTCGTCGTTTGCGTTTAATCGTGATGAATTGGTGCAGTCAGATAAGGCGAATTGGGGAGTAGTTCCCGTGCAGATTACTAGCACTACCGGCCAATGGACGCTAGCTGCCTCCAATTATTGTTCATTGGGTAAATTGTTGGATCAGGTAGATCCTATGGGTAATGATCATATTGAATGTGTCTTCCCCCATTTAGATGTGTATTGGTTCAAGGTGTATCTGGTACGTCCAGATACATCGGCATATCGTACGGCACGATTAGTTTTAACGAGATTGGCTGATTATCCCGTAATTGATGAGGATGATCTGTCAAAACGCGAGGCTGAACATGTGGATACCCATTTCCATAAATATGTGAAGGCTGCACTTAAAGAGGATATTCCTAATGATTGGAAGATTTTGATTATGGATCAGATGCATTCTACGGAAGTGCATGAAGACGGTACAATTTATTTTTCTCATGATCCGACTGAGATTGCCCGCGAAATGGGTTTTTTGAGGGCTACCAGTGCATGAGTTGGCACTATTTGCGGGAGCAGGCGGTGGAATTTTGGGAGGGAAACTTTTTGGATGGCTTACCGAGTGTAGGTTTAATCTGAAAAATATTTGATAACTAGACATTTAGATTTTAATGAGTCATTCTGAATGGGATGACTACTGTACGTAGAAAGCCTGTTCGTATTCCTATTCGTGTCCCTACTCGCACTCCCATTGTTTCTATTCCAGAGGAAAGTGTTAGTTATAGCGGGGAAGAATTTGTTGATCATATTGCGGAAAAAATTCAGTTTTATCCATTAGGTATTGAAATAAATGAAGGCATTCCCAGTATTGTTGAGGGTGGTTTAGGTGAGGTTTTTTCGAATCAGGAATGGGACATAACAGATGAGGAATTAAATGAACGAATAGTTGAAACAGTTAGTAATGAAAGCGCTGATCCTGGGTGGGACGATGTCACTTGGCAAATGATTCAGTCGTCTTGTGCCTTTTTTGCGCAAGAGGTTTTACGTGGACCACCGGAACCTCCCTATTTGGGACGTTTCTGGATTAATGAACATCATGAGGAATGGGACGATATGCTGCATGAGAGCAGGCGTATTTGTGTCATGGCTCCACGTGATCACGGTAAAACCTTCTTTTTTGATTTTGCTTATCCTATTTGGCAAGCAGTGTTGAATCCGGGAAAATCTGGATTTATTTTTTCATCGACGCAAGATCAGGCAAAACGTATTTTATCTGATATAATCGAAGAGATTGAGACAAATCCACAACTCGAATTTTTGATTCCTAAACGTAAAGACAAATGGTCCGCTAACATGATTCGTTTGTCTAATGGGCATCGGATATATGCTCGTGGTTTCGGTACGAGGGTTCGTGGTGCTCATCCCTGTTGGATTGTGGTTGATGATGGGCTGAATGATGAAACGGCTTACAGTGAAACCGTTAGAGAAAAGCAAATTAATTATTTTTTCACTGCAATAACTAATATGATAATTCCCGGTGGACAAATAGTAGTTGTTGGTACGCCATTTCATAACGATGATTTGTATAAAAAATTAGCCGAGAATGATCAATATTTGTTTAGGCGATACGTAGCACTGAATGAAGCTACGAAAGAAGCGCTGTGGCCGGAACGTTACTCCTATGAGTCGTTACTCATCAGGAAAGGAGAAATCGGATCTCTTCGATTCACTCGCGAGTTTTTGTGCAGTCCCATAGCAGATGAAATGAGTCTTTTCCCATCGTATCTTTTCAAGGGCGCACCTGTTGAACAGTTTCAGCTTCGTTTGGGGATGCCTCAAAAATATTGGGATGAAGTGGGGATTGCTGAATCTTATATGGGTGTTGATTTTGCGCTTTCCTCCAATGTTGGTGCGGATTTTACCGTTGTATTTGTTATGGGTGTAGATAAAAACGGTAATAGATGGATCATGGATATTAAGCGGGTTAAGGGGTTACCCTATCATGAACAGTTGTCTCTAATTAATCAGTTAGGGAGAAGATACAGACTCGCGTTAATTCTTCTCGAATCGAATCAGATGCAACGAATTTTCGGTGATGAATTGATTCGTGAGACTGATCTCCCTGTTCAGAAATTTAATACAGGGTCGGAAAAACATACGCTGGATAGAGGGGTACCCAGTCTACGTATTCTCTTAGAAAATAAAAAGATTAGAATACCAAGGGGGGATAAATACAGCGTAGAGCAGACCGACAAATGGATTGAGGAGATGAATGCGATTACCTTTCAGGAAGGTAAGATCCAATCTGTTGCGGCACATGATGACACTGTTATGGCGTGTTGGCTCTGTGATCAGGCTATTCGAGCCGGGGGAATGAATTTTACCTTTGGCGATGAGTACGTGACTAAGGCTAAAGAGAAAAAGACAAGTAAAGAGAAATCTGAAAATGATGAAATTGTTGAAGAGGTTTCTGGAGAGCGGGAAGAACCCGAATCGGAGGATCAGACACAGCTTGATCCTGAGTTGTTTATCGGGGGTGCCTCACCTACGGCTTCACAGATTCGCGGTATGATGATGGGTCGATAGATCCCGTTGCTCTCCCGGGATTGTTTGTTATCGACCCATTTTTTTCTTGACAAGTCCCTCCATATTGCCGTATAGTTGTTTGTGTGTGATGAATCGGTATATTCGATGACTATGCGGGCTATGAGATTAGATGTATGATGTCCGGGAGGATCAGGCTCGGTCTGGTTCTTCCGGCTATTTTGAAAGGAGAGCGCGTTGAATATTGTCGGAGAATTAATAACCATGGAGCGATTAATTGGGATGACACAGGTTATTTCCCGCATTGGTCCAGAATATGTGCTTTGTCCTAGCCCACACGGAGTAGTAAAGCATCAATATGCTATTTATCAGCGAATTAAGACAGGAAGAAACTATGAATCTATTAAGTTGGTTTTGATTCGTTTTGACGGTTTTTCAGTTGGGGTGTTGAATAATACTCCAGAAAATGTATTTGAATTGTTACTGGGAGAAGCAGATTGGATCGGTTTTATTGATTGGTCTATGTGTGGATTATCTGTTATGCCTTCTTATGTTCACGTGATGTCTGGAGTTAAAAAGGCTATGTACGGCGATGGAACTAGGCATCGGATTACATACCTGGCGTCTAAATTGGATAAGCCTACGGTTCAATCCGGTAGAGGCAGGGACGGGGGATGATATGTGTTATAAAAGACGAAACTCTTGTACTCTGAGTGCATTGGATCAAACCAAGATTAAGGGGAAACATATAATTTGTGCATTTTGTGGCACTAAGTTTTTTGCTCCTAGTAAAGGGGGAGGTTACCCCAAGTATTGTTCTGAACGATTCTGTGAGAAACAACGAGATAAAATAGCTCGTGAAAAAAAGACAAGAAAAAGAGCCAAAGGTAAGTGGTCTAGTTAGGAGTATTCTTTGAAAAGAGCAGTAATTTATGTATTGTTAGTTGGAATTATGCTTATTGGTACATGGTGTACTTTTCTTTCATTTGAATTAAAAGATCTCAGAGAGATGATCCTTATTCAGATGGAAGTTCAACGTACTTATCAATTTAAGAATGATAAGCGTTTTAAAGGTATTTTCAAATGGATAGGGGAAGAAATCACCAAGGAACGGCAAAAAAAAATTCTGCCTAGGTTTCAGAATTGAGGTTGTTGCATGGCTAATTATTGCACCCAATGTTCCATGGAACTTTTTGATATGGATTTTGAGGATTGGAAGGGGATGTGTGGTGAAGCAGAGTATGCACGGGTAATTTGTGAGGGATGTGGCCCTACCGTGGTAGATCATACTGGTAAATGCGTCGCGGCGGATTGTTTGCGTAGACACGGCGCGGTTAAGCGGCGAAAAAAGAATCGTTCCCATTTTGTTTGATAAATACTCTTTACTAGTAGAGGAGTGTTCAGTGATTGTTGACACTGACAAAGACACTATTGAAGTGTTTTGTCACATATGTGGCAAGGAAAGAGGCATAATCAGGATATTGGGTAGAGGGATAATTGATTATCCTCTTTTTTGGTCTGTGAAATTTGCTGCTGGTAATTCTATTTTTCTTTTTTGTCCTAAATGTATCAGTAAATGAGGATAT